ACGATCCAGGCAGTGAAATGCTTAAGTCATACAACCAGCAATTCAGTAAAATAATCCAACCCGAATTTATTAACAAAAAAATTCTAAACGAGGCCTCGACAAAAATATGAGTATGAAAAATAACGAATATGACGTAGTAGTAATTAAAGTAGTTGATGGTGATACCGTTGACGTTGATATTGATTTAGGCTTTGGCGTCAGTTTAAACGATGAACGTGTTCGCATCATGGGTATTGATACTCCAGAGTCACGCACAAGTGATAGAGTAGAAGACGTATTTGGCGAAGCAGCCAAAGCACGTTTAAAAGAGCTAATGAAGAATGGTGGCAGACTTATTACTACTGAAGACAAACATGGCGAAGATATGAAAGGCAAGTTTGGAAGGATCTTAGGAGACTTTAAAGTAGAGTACAACGGCGAAATGAAAAAAGTAACTGAGATTCTTACAGAAGAAGGACATTGTGTTCCTTACTTTGGTGGTTCAAAAGAAGAGACTCAAGCAGCACATGAAGTAAATAGAGCAAGGTTGTTGGCAGAAGGTGTCGTAAGTCAAGAAGACTATGATGCTGCTGTTGCTAAAATGGCATAGTACCAAACAAGTCTACTTTAGGTAGACTTTAGCTTCGTAAGAGCTTATACTTACTTTATATTATTTGAGATGAGACTTTTATTATGAATTTTTACACATATGCCAGACATTATGGGGATAAGGTCCTAACTCGAGGAATCCGTAACGGTGAACGTTACACAGAACGCCATGATTTTAGGCCTACCCTTTTTGTTAAATCTGACAAACCTTCAGAATATAAATCTATATATGGTGAGTTAGTATCACCTGTTAAATTCGAGACTAACAAAGAAGCTACAGAGTTTTTTAACAGATACAAGGAAGTTTCTAACTTCCCTATATTTGGACAAAACTATTACGCATACCAATATATTACGGAGAAGTTCCCCGCCACTATTGAGTGGGATGCTAAAGATATGTTGATCTATTCGATTGATATTGAGACATCATCAGAAGGTGGATTCCCTAACGTAGATATGCCCGACGAACGTTTGTTACTTATTACATTACAAGATAACAACACGAAGAAAATAACAACGTTTGGTTGTGGGGATTTTGTCCCAGGCGATGCTACAAAACATCTCGATGTAACCTACATTAATTGCCAGGACGAAAAGAATCTCATACAAGAGTTCCTTATTTGGTGGGAGAATAATTGTCCCGATGTTATTACAGGTTGGAACTCTAATTTGTTTGACTTACCCTATATTATTGCAAGGACAGAACGTGTATTAGGTGAGAACGAACATAAACGTTATTCTCCTTTTGGACTAGTTAATAGACGTCCTATTAAATTTGCTAATCGTGAGATGACAGCATATGAAATTACAGGTGTTGCACAGTTAGATTATCTGGACTTATATAAGAAGTTTACTTATGTTACCCGTGAATCCTACAAACTAGACTTTATTGCACAAACAGAACTAGGACACAAAAAACTAGAGTCTGGCTTTGACACGTTTAAAGAGTTTTATGATGGTGATTGGAATAGGTTTGTAGAATACAATATTATTGATACAGTCCTTGTTGATGAGTTAGAAGATAAGATGAGACTTATTCAGTTAGCTCTTACTATGGCATACGATGCCAAGTGTAACTTTGGAGATGTATTTTCACCTGTTAGGTTGTGGGACTCGTTGATATATAATTATTTGTGGAAACAGAAAGTTGTAATTGGACAGGGTGGTGGTAGGAAGGAGTCCCAGATAGAGGGAGCTTATGTACAGGAGCCTAAGCCTGGGAGTTATGAATGGGTGGCTAGCTTTGATGCTACAAGTCTATATCCTTCAATTATTATGCAGTACAATATGAGTCCTGAGACTATATCCCATGAGTTTAGCTATGATGTTACAGTGGACGATCAGTTGGACAGGTATAAGTTAGACAAACTTAAGGAAAAGAACTTGGCAATGGCAGGCAACGGTTCCTGTTACACCCGAGACAAGAAAGGTTTTATGCCTGAGCTAGTACAAACCTTCTTTAATGATCGTTTGAAATATAAAAGGTTGATGCAGGAGGCACAGAAGAAGTTCCAGGAAACAGGCGCTAAAGTTTATCAGAATGAGATAGCTAAATACAACAACTTCCAGATGGCTCGTAAGATTCAGTTAAACAGTTTATATGGCGCCATGGCTAACCAGTACTTTAGATTCTATGATGATAGGATTGCAGAGGGTATTACAATGTCAGGACAGTTGATTATCAGAGACACAGCTAAAGCTCTTGATGAATACATGAACAAGGTTTGTGGTACTGAGAAAGAAATGTATTCCTTTTATAGTGATACTGACTCTTGTTATATTACATGTAAGACTCTTGTTGATAATTTCTTTCCGGATAAATCTACAGAAAAAGTAGTTGGCTTGTTGGATCAGATAGGTACTGATAAGATAGAACCTGCGATAGCTAATGCTATGAGAAAGTTAGGCAACTATACTAACGCCTTTGAACACAAGATAGACTTTAAGCGTGAGGTTATAGCAGACAAAGGCATATTTGTTGCTAAGAAACGTTATGCACTTAATGTTCTAGATGACGAAGGCCTGAGACTTAAAGAACCCAAGCTAAAGGTTATGGGGTTGGAGATTGTAAGGTCCTCGACACCTGCTCCTATTAGAGATAGTTTAAAGGAGGCGGTTCGTCTTATTCTTACTAGTGATGAGGATACTTTACAAGATTACATTTTACAGACACAGACGGATTTTAAAAAGTTTACCCCTGAGGAGATAGCATTTCCAAGAGGGTGTAATAACCTAACGAAGTATACGAGCCAAGCAGACATATATGCTAAAGGAACTCCTATACATGTTCGAGGGGCGTTGTTGTACAACAACCTTCTTAAGGAGCAGAAGTTAGGCAAGAGGTATGAGAAGATACAAGAAGGTGACAAGATTAAATTCCTTTACCTAAAGGAACCTAATAGTCTACATGAGAACACTATTGCCTTTATATCTACTCTCCCTAAAGAGTTTAACGTTTCCAGGTATGTGGACTATGATTTAATATTCCAGAAAGCATTCCTAGATCCGTTAATTAACATTTTATCACCGCTTGGATGGAACACAGAACCCCAGGCAACATTAGAGGATTTATTTTCATGATTATAGATGGACATTTTGTAGTAAGTATGATTAAGAGTTTAATACGAGGAGTCGCTTGTGGTTTCCTAATGGCAGGAGACACTTTTATGGCAGGTGGATTATTAATAGCAGCAGAGACACTAGGTGTCGTTGAGGAGATGGTATGAGTGAACAATGGAGAGACAGTCTACAATCATTAATCAATAATATTGAGAAGTGGCATGTGGACAGGAATTTAATTGATGGTGCTACAGACAAGGATCAAGTATGTAAACTAATCCAAGAAGTAGGTGAGTTATCAGATAATGTCTGTAAGAAACAGGACGTAGCAGATGATATTGGAGACATTATTGTTGTTCTTATCAATATTGCTAAAAGAAACGATCTATCACTCCGAGACTGTTTGGCAGTTGCGTATAATGATATTAAAGATCGAAAAGGCACAATGATAGACGGCGTCTTTATAAAGGAAGACACTTCTGCTTGGATTAAGAATTTACAAAAAGAAGACTACACATCACCAGGTGGGATAGGGTAACCGTAAATGAAAGTAGCTATCGTTGGGTATGGATTTGTAGGACAAGCAACAGAATACTTTCTGAAATCTTGGTTGGTTGAAAAACTAGAAATAGAGATACATGATCCTGTTAAAGGTTACAATGTAACTGATTGGGATAATATTGAATATTCTTTTATTTGTGTTCCAACTAACCTTATTGATGGAAAGTTAGACACTTCTATTATAGATAATATACTAGAAACTTTACCCATCGAACAAGCCATAATTAGAAGTACTATTGGGCCTGATCAATGTATAAAATATGCTAACAAAGGACATGTAATAATGCCAGAGTTTTTGAGAGAAAGACATTGGAAAGAAGATGTCGATGACTCAGATATTCCTATTGTTATAGGGTGTAATAATTGTGATAATATTTTACAATGGATTACTAGGACTAAACATGCCTGGTATGGTAATAAAAAGAAAGTTGTAGTTTGTTCTCCTCTAGAGGCGTCGATGATTAAAATGGCTAGAAACGCAGCGTTAGCAGTAAAGGTGGGCTTGGCAAATGATTTCAATGAAATTTGCGACAGCCTTAATATGGATTATAGTGTTATTAAAAAGTTTATGCAGGAAGATAAAAATTTAGGTGGTACACATTGGGACGTACCCGGTCCTGATGGACTCATCGGTTTTGGTGGTACATGTCTCCCTAAGGACTTGACTCATGCATCTACACTATGCTATAATACACTTAATATAATGAAAATAGCAATCGAAGCTAACACAAGCAGGAGAAATAATGAGTAATCTCATAGAACGAATTCAGAAGAATTCAACAATTAAACAGACTGATATCCTTACAGGATCTAAGTTCTTTAACGATCAAGACTTAATACAAACATCCGTCCCGGCGGTTAACGTTGCATTAAGTGGAAAACTAGATGGCGGGTTGACACCTGGCTTAACAGTATTCGCAGGTCCTAGTAAACATTTTAAAACAGCATTCGGTATGTTGTTAGCTAAAAGTTTTTTAAACAAATATGAGGACGGAGTAATCTTATTCTACGATTCAGAATTTGGTGCACCTAAGTCTTATTTTGAGACATTTGAGATTGATACAGATAGAGTAGTACATACACCTATCGCAGATATTGAACAACTAAAGCATGACATTATGCAACAGTTGGCAGGTATCGAACGTGAAGACCACGTTATGATTATTGTAGACTCTATTGGTAACTTAGCAAGTAAGAAAGAAGTAGAAGATGCTTTAGAAGGTAAGAGTGTAGCAGACATGACAAGGGCTAAACAAATGAAGTCCTTATTCAGAATGGTTACTCCTCACTTAACTATTAAAGACATCCCAGCTATTGTAATTAATCATACATATAAAGAGATTGGTTTGTTTCCTAAAGATGTTGTTAGTGGTGGCACAGGTGTTTACTACTCAGCAGATAACATTTTTATTATCGGTAGACGACAAGAGAAAACAGGCACAGAAATTACAGGATATTCCTTTGTAATTAATGTTGAGAAGTCTAGGTTTGTTAGAGAGAAATCTAAAATCCCTGTAGAAGTATCCTGGGAGAAAGGCATTAGTAAATGGTCTGGGCTATTGGATATGGGAATAGAATCTGGACATGTAATTAAACCTAGCAATGGTTGGTATCAGAGAGTTAATATGGATACAGGCGAAGTTGTAGAACCTAAAGTAAGAGCTAAAGATTTGCAGAAAGAGTTTTGGCTACCTATATTACAAGACCCTTCGTTTTCAGAATGGGTTAAAGCTAGGTACACTATTGGTTCAGTTGATATGATTGCTAAAGAAATAAATGAGGAAGACATTGACAAAGCATATTCCGAAGTGTGATCGTTGCGAGACAAAAATAGATCTGAAGGCAGACAAAGCATATTGCTTTCATACTCCTGAAGGAGAGATGTATATTTGTGGACCGTGTGTAGCTATAGTTTATAACCAGCATATTAAGGATTTGCCACCGTATGAAGAATAGAATAGAACAAGTTATATTAGAAAATCTGGTTAAAGACGACACCTATATCAGAAAGGTAATCCCTTTCCTTAAGGAAGAATATTTTTCAGCCCATGAGGATAGAAAAGTATTTAATATAATCTCAGATTTTGTTACAAAATATAACAACCCACCTAGCAAGCAGGCTATTATACTTGCCCTAGGTGAGGATAAATCTCTTAACGATGAAAGCTACAAACATTGTATGGATGTGGTTAATGATTTGAATGGTACTGTGGTTAACTTGGAATGGCTTATTGATGAGACTGAGAAGTTTTGTAAGGATAAAGCATTGTACAATAGTATTATGGAAAGCATACAGATCATAGACGGTAAGAGTACTACTCACACAGCAGATGCTTTACCTCAGATTTTATCAGAGGCATTGTCTGTAGGATTTGATACTAACATCGGACATGACTTTATTGAAGATGCAGAAGGTAGGTATGAATATTATCACAGGCTAGAAGAGAAGGTAGAGTTTGACTTAGATATGTTTAATAGGATAACAGACGGTGGATTGTCTAACAAAACATTAAACATAGCACTAGCAGGCACGGGAGTAGGTAAGTCCCTGTTTATGTGTCATATGGCATCAGCGGCAATCTCAAAGGGTAAGAATGTACTCTATATTACACTAGAGATGTCAGAGGAAAGGATCGCAGAACGTATAGACGCTAACATGATGAATATACCTATTGGTGATTTGAAGGATTTATCTAAGCAGATGTTTGATGATAGGATTAAAAAAATTAATGATAAGATACAAGGTAGACTTATTGTTAAGGAATATCCTACAGCATCAGCACATAGTGGACACTTTAAGGCATTAATAAATGAATTAAAACTAAAGAGAAACTTCTCTGCAGATATTATTTTTATTGACTACTTGAATATTTGTTCTAGTAGCCGATTTAAACCTGGCAGTAGCGCTAACTCTTATACTATTATTAAGAGCATCGCGGAAGAGCTTAGAGGTTTGGCAGTAGAGCAAGACGTTCCTATTGTAAGTGCTACACAGACAACAAGGGGTGGTTACGATAACAGCGATGTCTCACTAACAGATACTTCTGAGAGTTTTGGACTCCCTGCTACAGCAGACTTAATGTTTGCTATTATAAGTAATGAGGAGTTAGAGAATATGGGACAGCTAATGATTAAACAGTTGAAGAATAGATATGCAGATCCTACAACTAACAAAAGATTTATGATAGGGGTAGATAGGCCTAGGATGAAATTGTTTGACTTAGACGAATCTGCACAACAGCAGTTAACTGATGCGAATATTGAAATGCCAGTATTCGATCGTGGGAAAACAGAAGGAAATTACAATGATTTTAAATTTTAACGACGTAGAATGGGAAGTACTTGATACTCCTATTGCTGAAAGATTTGCTAAGTTCCTAGTAGCAAACGTACACGAAACAAACGAATTCTTTTTCATGGGAGAGACTTTAAGAGAGATTAAATCTGAGATTGAAAAGATAGCTTATATGGCTGGTTGGCCAGCAGACTCAGACATGAATAAATTGCATGAGATGTTTGCAGATCATCCAGATCATCCAGACGCTAGCAGACTTAACGACTTGATCCATTACCATGAATTACAATCATCTGGGTTTCCTCCTAGGTGGGGACATAGTGTACGGGGTAATGAAAACAACACTAATGCAGAAATTAATGTACGGGAAGAAGACTACAAACATTTCACCGTGGAGAGAGTCCCTGGACATTTGTATGTAAATTATGCTCATGTTGGTAAACATTTTGCAGAGATCGTATTCTCTGAGGACATTGGTATTAAAAAGGATCAATATCATCCACAAAGCCTTTGCCGTCCAAGTTTCCATTGTTGGTTAGGACCAGAGATCAATTCGTATACATCAGAAGGATTTAAAGCAAGGGCTAAAGTAATGCACGCCAATCTTAAAACAAGATTAAATCTACCTGATGACATGGAAGCATTAAGGTTGGGGTATATCCCATTTGCTAAGTTAAAAACTAATATAAATATAAATGAACTTTCCAACAAACTTTTACAATGTAAAGGAAAGAATAATAATTACACGGAATTATTTCCACAGGAGTAAATATGGTAGATTCAAAAAACGATTGGACTGAAGAAGAGGCAGCTAAAATAGCCCACCCAGCCGATACAAACGGCGACGGTAAAGTAAGCAAAGCTGAAGAGAAAATGTTCTTAGAGTTCAAAAGAAAAGAACTAGAAGATGCTGATGCAATGCGAGATGCACAGAGAAAAATGACATGGTTTGCATTAGCAGGCTTGTTGTTATACCCATTTGCTGTGGTGTGTGCATCATTAGCAGGATTAGATCAAGCACAGGCAACCCTAGGAGATATGGCACCAACATATTTTGTTGCAGTAGCAGGAATAGTGGCGGCCTTCTTTGGCGCCCAAGCATACACCAAAGGAAAATAATATAATATACAGGAGACATAATGCCCGCTAAATACAGATCAAGTGAAAAGATAAAAGACAGACAAACAGGTAAGATTAAAATTAATCATTACTATGTGAAACAAGCAACACCTCAGACATTAATTGATGTCCTAAACAAGGGGAGACCCAAGCAAAGGACTAAGATAATAAATGAGTTCACTAGGCGTGGCATTGAAGTAAAGTACACTACAGACGTGCTAGACCCTAAGAAACGTACATATGAGCTAATATCGGCTCTAACAGACACCCTGTAAGGGATTTATTACTCCAAGTAGTACCCTAGGCTACCCTAAAATAGCCCCTTTGTACAGCCCCCTACAGGGATTACCTAAGTAATTGATTTCCATAGATAAAAAGATTTGCACCAAAACATAGATAATGCTTGACATATGGTCCGCCGCTTGCTATAATAACGGTATAATGAAGAAACAAATAGAAAAAGCCATAACATTTGCCACAAAGGCACACGAAGGACAGACCCGTAAATACACGGGAGAGCCCTACATAGTACACCCTTTGGCAGTTATGGAGACAGTTAAAACTGTAGAACATACGGACGAAATGCTTATGGCAGCTGTATTGCATGACACCGTTGAGGACTGTGATGTAACACTAGATCAGATTGCCTTCCATTTTGGACATTGTGTAGCAGATTTGGTTGAAGAATTGACTGATATATCCAAGCCAGAAGATGGTAACAGAGCATTTAGAAAGACTATGGACAGAGAGCATTCTGCCCAAGCATCTTCACAGGGACAGACTATAAAAATTGCAGATTTGCTTGATAACACCAAGTCAATCACCGAACATGATGAGGATTTTGCTAAGGTTTACATGAAGGAAAAGGACCAATTGGTACAACTCCTTGTTAAGGCTGACAAAACTCTTTTGAAAAAAGCACAGAAAAAGGTTGACATGTGGTTCAATAGAGTGCATAATAACGGTATAATTAAGTAAAAGGGATTAAAGATATGACATACATCAAACTAACAGACTACACTACATTAGAAGCATTTTGTGAGGCTAAGCAGGCTCAGAATTTGGCGGAATATGGTAGGGTCTCAGAGTTTGATACTGTGGAGTATTACAATGAGGCTGGAGTCTTCACTCTTGAGGACGCCATCAAGTGGGAGATGTACGGTACTATATCCGACATCTCGAAGGAAGCTAACGGGTTTAGAGCTCGTTTCGACTGGAAGGCTTGCTCCATTGACGAATTACAAAAAGATATCGAGTACTACTCGAAAGCAGCCGATGAGACTTGGGAGCGTGAAAATGAAATGGCAAAAGAGGCTAAGACAGCCTGGAAGGCACATTTACGCAACTTAGTTGATATGGGTGCAAAGGACATCAGAACCGCTCTTAAATGGGACATGGCTGCTGAGGACGTAGAAGGTGACTTAGGTTACTACTGCTACCACAAGGGCTTAAAATACTCAGAAGAGCGTTTGGTGAAGCGTATCTTAAAGGCAGCTTAATTGATGCTTTTGGTACAATAAAGGTTGACTTTTACTTAGTAAGAGTTTATAATAGTGTTAACATTAAATGAAAAAAAGGAAAGTTGTTATGAGTAATCAATTATTTAAATATGCAGGATATTCAATGTCAGAGAAAGGCGTGTGTAAAGCACGGTTCGGAAATGATATGGTGTCTCGCATCAAGAAACTTACGGCAAAGGGGAACAACGATACGTGGTTCGCTGAGCTGCCGGAAGCCATGACTAAGAAGGCTGCGTCAGAATACTTGTTGGAGAGGGAAGACATTAAGTCTAACTTTGACGCAAGAGACGCACTCCAAAGAGTCATGTATAGGAATGTACCTAAGACTACAAGAACAGTAAGCGTAAGCTCAACTGTAATTGTTAACGAGGGTGCAGGCAATTCTGCCAACATCAACATGGAGGCCAACAATGGCTAATCGTAAAGTGAGCGATGCTCAGAAAGTGTTAAACTTTTTGCAGCAAGGCAAAAGCTTGAGCAATGCAGTAGCAACGCACAAGTTAAAGGTAAATAGACTACCTGCTAGGATCTTTGATCTTAGATCTAAAGGCTATGCTGTATATACTAACACTAATTCTATAGGTAACCCTACTTATAGACTTGGAACCCCTACAAGGGCTATGGTAGCAGCAGCGTTTTCATCTGAAGGCGCATCGGTTTTTAGTTAAACCGTGCTTGGGGGGTTGGGTAATACCCAGCCCCTCATACTTATTCCAGGTTATTGGTTGACCTACCCTAATAGGGTTTAAGAGCCATGTATAAATAAATAGCATTAGTAAAATGCTTGAGTAGCTCAGTTGGTAGAGCAGGGGTTTTGTAAACCTCAGGTCGTAGGTTCGACTCCTATCTCAAGCTCCATATATCATTGGAGATAAGATGAATACTTCCTTTGGAAACGAATTTTTTAGAGCAGTGGTGGCGCCAGTTAAGAGCGACAGCGAACTGTTCCAAGTAGAGTTTTTTAGTAAAGATAATTTGATTTTTACAGAAATATTAGGTGATGAAATTTTAGCAATAGAAACAGCACAAACATTCGTTAAACAAAGGGAGAAACTGCATGGCAAATAACGTATACTCAACAATCAGATTTGAATCTGGTAGTATTGAATCGGAACACGAGTTCTTAAGAGTATTTTCAGAGATTGAGAATAAAGATGAGCGTGGATTAGAGTATTCGGATATATATACTTTTGGACCATACACCCCAGACGAGGGAGAAGAGCGCCAGGCGTTTATGGATATGTTTGTAGGTCCTAGGGAAGCTAGGATTACAGAGTTCATGGGTACTGCTGTTGAAATAACATCAGCATGGATTGCCCCTGATGTATTCTTTGAGGAGTTGGTTGAACATATGATTCAAGTAGATCCGTATTGTGTTCTAAGTATGGTATACGAAGACGAGTTCTATATGTTTGCTGGTGTTTGGGTAACAGACAATCCAGGATGCGATGATACATATGGATATGCGGGATATAAACAACCCCCCAATTACGAAGATAACCTTGTATGCCAAAGAGAAGAGTCTGGTGGATGGTTCCGAGAACAACTAGATGTTGATGGCGTAGATCCAGGCGAATACCAGGACTATGTAACAGACACAGTTAATGCCTGGAGACGAGATTTAACAGAAATCATACCAGCCACAGGGTTTAATGGAACATATGATAGGACATTTGGTGCTTTCGATGACTGGTTGTCAAATGAATAAGTTGTGGACAATATGGAAACACGCACTAGGATCTTTTGACGAAGAGGATGGATATGATGTTAATAATGAAAACCGAATTTCATATATCCGAACCTTTATAGTAATGTCTAACCTTGCTTGTGTGTATTTAATAATGCTAAATATAATTATAGGATGGATACAATGAGATTAGATTATAAAGATTGTGGCTCTATAGGAATTACCTGTAGCACATTTGACTTGTTACATGCAGGACATGTTGTAATGTTAGAAGAAGCTAAACGTCATTGTGATTATCTCATAGCAGCGCTACAGGTTGATCCTACTATTGATCGTGGTGATGTTAAGAACAGACCCATACAAAGTATAGTAGAACGACAAATACAATTAGCTGCTGTAAAGTATGTTGATGAGATCGTTATGTACTCTACTGAAGACGAATTGGAAGATTTATTTCTAACACTCCCATTGAACATGAGAATACTAGGTGAGGAATATAGAAATAAAGAATTCACCGCCAAGCAGATTTGTTTAGATCGCAACATTGAATTATTCTATAACAAACGAGATCATACTTTTAGTAGTACATCTCTAAGAAATAGAATCGTGGAGGCCGGCCCTAAATTGTCAGCCGAATTATTAATACAAGGCGAACTGCCTTACACAGAGGAAAGATTATGAAAAAACTAGATCAGAACACGCGCAGAGTAGTTAACTGCTTGAACGCAAGCCGTAGAACACTAGACCCTAGCTTTAGAGCTTATTGGAAAGACACAGCTAAGAAATTAGCTACAAAAAACAGTATCGATTTAAAAGAAATAACTAAAAATTTGGAGTTGTATAATGCAGAAGTTGAAACTAGTAGCATCCACTAGGCTATGGACAGCAAAGGGAGAGAAAGACTTCCCCATGTGGGCACCAACTGGTAGCAACGAATACATTCTAGGTAATTTTGATGGTGAGCCAACTATATCTGAAATAGGTAGAATGGTTCAGGAGTTCCAGCATATGTTGGAAGGAAAAATGTCAGACTCTTTTGCAGAGGTATATTCAGGCTATGAATTATATCTAACTGAATCCTTGACACACAACGAACACTTTCAACTACAACATGGAGACACTATTGACTTCCCAGCAACAGATGTCAAAGACTTCGAGGGAACCGAGTAGATTAACTTTCGGTTTCACATACTTTGACGAGCCCGACAGACTGCGCGAACAGATAGCGCAATGGGAACATTACAGTCAAGGATGTGATATAGTCCTCGTAGACGATGGCTCCGAACAAACTTCTGCAATGGAAGTTATTGGCGATTGGCGGCCTCCAGAGTGGGGTCCAACGCTACAAGTTTGGAGAGTTACAGAGAACCTAGGGTTTAATAGTCATGGCTGTAGAAATTTAATAGCTACAGTTGCCCCAACAGAATGGATACAATTTGCAGATATAGATATGATTATCCCCCCAGGGGAAGTTGCTAGGTTCAGACAAATACGTCCTACTCCTAATAGTGTTTATCATCATATGAGTTATGCTAGGTGGCAACAAAAGCTATTTAGACTAACGAGTGACACTAGATATTCAGGCCATTTGAATTGTTTTTTAATGTCTAAGACAATATTCTGGGAAGCTGGTGGGTATGACGAGTCCTTCACAGGACACCACCACGGGGACAGAGAGTTTATGAATAGAGTAGCAAAATTAGATGTTTCTTTCAGAGACACGCCTATTATTATAGACCATGTCCGTGCTGGAAAGCATGGTAGCGTAAACAACGCAGTAGATAAGACAGTATATACTAGTGAAGATCATTTTTACGCACCACTAGCACCACCAGAAGTAGAGAAATTACGAGGAACAAAAACAGCTCGGCTGGACTTTCCGTATGTTCAGGAGTTATAAATACTGATATGAGATTTGTAGAATTTTTAAAAGAAGACGCAGAAGAAGATAAACTCAAGCATTTAGAACATGTTGAGGATCACGTCATCCATGCTGGACACAAAGGTTTTGGACACGCATTCCATACTATTAATGATGTGCATAACGACTTACAAGGCAAAGGGAAATCTGATACAGCGACAACGATTAAATATGATGGTAGCCCTGCTGTTGTATTTGGTAAACACCCCGAGAACGGTAAGTTTTTCGTAGCATCCAAATCAGCATTCAACAAAACACCAAAGATTAATCACACCCATGAGGATATAGAAAAGAATCATGGACACGCACCAGGGTTAGTAAGTAAGCTCAAAGGTGCCTTAGATCACGCTCACAAGATAAAGCCAAACGGTGTATACCAAGCGGACATAATGCACGCAGGCGATGTGAAGCACGATAAGAAGAACAACAGGGTAGACTTTACACCACAGTTAATAACATATCACGCACCCGCAGACTCAGACCACGGTAAAGCAGCTAAGAGAGCTAAGCTAGGGTTAGCGATACACACGGAGTACGAGGGTAAGACTATAGCGGATATGAAGGCTAAACACGGTGCTATTGACGCTAAGGAGTTCACAAAGCACAAAGATGTGCACCTTATGAGTGCCAACCACGATGTTAGCAGTCATCACTACACACAGGAAGATCGTAAGCAAGTAGACCATCACTTGGAACAGGCTGTGGCTCACTTCAAAAATACCCCAAAAGAACACCACGAGACAGTCCAGAAACACGCTGTGGCAATGAAGACTTACATTAATCATACAGTACGGACAGGTGAAGAACACTCGCATGAGGGGTTTGTAGCACATCACAGTAAGAGCCATCAGAAGAAGATAGATGGTGTTAAGACAGATGCAGCTAAAGCAAGGCACCAAACTACCATGGACAATACTATGGGACATATAAATAAGAATAAGAAACACTTTGAAGGTCCAATGGGTATGCACAAACATTTACAAGCAGCTAAAGATGTTATTACAAAAACAATGTCCCAGAAATCAGAATGGGGACATGAGGTAGATGGACAGAAAGTAAAACCAGAAGGCTTTGTAGCCATTAGAGGTGGAAGACCATCCAAATTCGTAGACAGGAAGGAGTTTAGCGCACTAAACTTTAACAAAAATGACAACAGAAAATAAAGATAAACACATAGTATTTTCATATGGTAGGATGAACCCACCAACTGCTGGACATTCTAAGGTAGTTGACAAGGTTAAATCACATGCAGATAAGATTGGTGCTAACCATTCAGTGGTTGTTAGTCATTCACAAAAACCTAAAACAGATCCTTTACATCACAATCATAAGACAGATTATTTAAAACATGTGCACCCTGATGTAAACTTCTCAAACTCTACTAAAGAACACCCTTCATTTTTACACCAACTTAAAAAATTCAATCAGGAAGGACATACACACGCAACAATGGTTGTGGGTTCTGACAGAGTAAAACAATTTAAAGCGTTGGCTCATAAGTACAACGGAAAAGAATACGACTATAAGAAAATACATATTCTCTCAGCAGGACATAGAGATCCTGATGCTGAAGGTGTGTCGGGTATAAGTGGAACAAAGATGAGAGCTCATGCCACTAATAACGATTACAAATCCTTTAAATCTGGACTACACCCTAACCATTCAGACGAACATGGACAGAAATTATTCAAGGCGACTCGTGAAGGAATGAATCTACAGAAAGAGGAGAGAGGAATGATGGACTTCTCAAATTTTCTTACTGAGGAAAAGGCAAAAGGATTAGACGGTAAAGCATGTTGGGACGGATACAAGTTACAAGGCTCTAAGAAGAAAGGTAAGAGAACTGTAGATAATTGTGTTAAGGAAGACGATAAAGGGCGGCCGACTAGAAAGGCCCAATCATTAAAGAGGTGGAGATGTTAATATTAATAAAATTAAGTATCGCTTGTATAACAGCAGTTTTTGGAAACGCTTTTAGTAAGTGGTTCCTAAGTACAAAGGCAGGAGTATGGTTCCAGGTACATTTGGATAACTTTATGTTTTACCTAAGCGAAAAATACGACATAGAAATAGGCAAAAAAGAGGCAAAGTGGAGACAAGATTATCCATTACTTGCCACAAGAATAGACAAGTTAGAGGCACAAGCACACCCTGCCATAGAGAAGGGTAATGCTACAGAGTTGGCGGAGAGGATAAGTAAACTAGAAAAGAAAAGGTATAAAAATGAGTAAAGTATTCTTTGGAATGTTCCTGATGATGACGTTAGCATTTGGCACTTATTATTATTTTACTGAAAAGAAGATAACACGACTAACCGAGAACAACGCAGCGTTATCAATCGTTGCACAAACTAATCAGGATACGATAGATACGTTATCCGACGACAGAGAACGTTTTCAATCGTTATCAAATGAGCTAAATGTAAAATTACAGGCTTCAGAGGCTTATGGTAGTGAACTGTCGAAAAAACTAAGAGAACACAATTTAACAGCACTAACCCTAAGAAAGCCAGGGTTAATTGAAACGAGGGTAAACAATGCCGTACAAAAGCTTACTACAGAGCTCGAGTCTATTACTTCTACTGATAGTCAGTAGTGGTTGTAGCTTACTTCAAACTCCACCACAGATTGAAGTACAAACCAAATTTATAGAAAGAGCAATTCCTATACAACCTAGGCCACGAGGAGTTTCGTTATACCCTACGAAATACTGGGCGGTAACAGAAGCTAACTTTGAAGAGTTTAAAGAAAAATTTACAACTACTCACGCAGACATGGTATTCTTTGCACTTAGCATCCCAGACTATGAGAACCTGTCATTAAACATGGCAGAGTTAGTCCGTTATATAGAACAGCAAAAGACAGTTATCGTATATTACGAAGATGCTATTGCTAATAAACCTAAAGAACCAGTAGATCCGGAAGTAAAAGATTAACCGTGTATAAATAAGAGTAAGGGAGAGATTAAAAGTGCCAGTAACAGACATCGAAAAATCAATAAAACTTATGAGTGAGGACTTAGCTTCTGGTAGGCCAGCTAAAAAAGCTTTGGTGAAACCAATGGGCGACACACATAACGACAATTCAAAAAACTTTTCAGTAAAGCCACTAAAATCCCTTAAGATGAAAGAAGAAAACATCACAGAGCTAGAAACTAAGACACTATCCAATTATGTAAGAAAAGCAGTATCACCTCTAAGTAAAAAATCAGTAGGTAATTTGGCTTCTAAAGGAGCTCACAAATTAGCACACTCAGATGATTTTGACGCAGGCGAGAAAGAAGACATGAAAAGTGTCCAGAGAGCAAAGGGTGTTATTAGAGCAACTAAGAAATTAGCAAAAAGAGCCACTCAAAATGAAGATTTTAATGATAACGAAAAAAGGCGAGCAAAAGCACTAGCAGGTAGGAAGAAAGCTGTAGTACACAGCACAAAGCCAGACAGTCTTAAAACAGTTAAGATTAAATACAACGGTCCACCTATTAAAACAAAAGTAACAGACATCGGCCCTGGTGGAAAAGAAACCGTCAGAAAAGATTGGAGTGAAGGCTACAATATTAAAGATATGGCAGCGGACTTAAAACCTAAATATAAACCTAGTAATAAGCCTATACCTAAGCATTTACAAAATAAAATTGCATCTCAGTTCAAAGATCCAAAAGATAAACGAATTGGCGAAGACATCCGTGCAAGACAAGTAGGAATAATGAAGAATTTAAAAACAGAGTCTTCTAATGATAATTACGATCCAGTTGTTTCAGATTTAAGAACTAAAGAGAAACTTAAGAAAGCAGGCCTACCGAAGGAATCACCTAAGGTAAATGAAGCAAACCATATTGTATTCGATTTAAATAATATGGAAGAAAGTTTAGCCAATCTAGTAAGGCGCGGAGTTGATAAGGTTGTCAAAGCAGTTGATTCAGCCAACGAGAAACAACCAGTTTCACCTAGTAAGAAGAAGCTTTACAATCCAGTCTCAGGCGAAAATATTAAAAAACGTGTGGACTCTCAAAAAAAAAGGTAGTAATACCTAAGTCCGCTCATAAGGACTTAAAAGCACTCTCCAAAAAAGACGATCATAATTGGTGGAAACACCAAGACGCTTCGATGCAGAAAGAAAATGTAGCTGCAATGTCGGCAGGCAACGTTCCTAAACCACAAGATAGATTGAAAGCTGGGATAAAAGTAGACAGAAGTAAATTCAAATCTATTAAGGATTACAAAGCTTCCTTCAATAAAAAGATAAGCTACGATTCGTTAACTACTCAGAAAGAAGGCTACTGGGACGATCGCAATGCCAAACAAAAAGAAACGTTAGCAAAACACGAAAAACGAATGATAGACTCAGCAAAGAAGTCTGTTAAAAAGAATCCCTCCCCGGTGCCTATTAAAGAAGACGAACGTTACGATCCAACTCCAGGCGGTATGGAATGGGGAACACCTCAAGGCACAGCATATTTTAAATCTCTAACACCAGGCGAAGGGAAAGTATCTAAACCTCTAAAAACATTGCCTATTAAGGCTAGAAGGCCTCAAGATGAGATTGGTACAAAGATAACAGAAAAACTGTTAAACAAAAAGAAGAAGTTGATATCACCTCATATGGGGGACATGGATCCTCTTCACCAGGACGCCCCTGTTGTTAAAGGATACAATGAAACATTTGACTTGATGCGATATGCAGATCCTGAAAACTTTGTAGGTTACGATCACATTGAACCTAATCAAGCAAACCACAGTAAACACGAGTACCCTGTTAACAATGAGAAAGAGACACATGATACAGGTGATGAAGGCCATTGGTTAACAGGTAAAGACGGCGAGTGGTATATAGAACAAATAGATGTCGACGAGTTAGATAAAGCAGCAGACAACTTCACATTCAAAGATGCTCTTAATCTAGGTCTTTATGACGAAGAAGAACTAGAAGATGAAGACTTCGATGGCGATCCAAACAATGATGTAGCTATACACGAAGTACTATCTGTACAAGGACGTATGAAAAGACGTTTTAATGCGAGACGTAACAAACAAAAATTAAAAGTAGCAAGACGTATTGCTCTAAGACGTGGTTCAACTCCAGACAGATTGAAAAGAAGAGCTACTCGTGGTGCGAGACTTATGGTATACAAACGATTGCTCAGAGGAAGAGATAGAGGATCTTTACCACCTGCTGAGAAGGCAAGGGTAGAGAAAATGATTACTAGATTCCAACCATTAGTTAATCGTATATCAATTAAACTATTACCTCAGATGAGAAAGAACGAAATTAAACGTTTAGGAAGTAGAGGTAAGGCAGGGGCTACTACTAGTAAGAAGTACAAAGCAGCTAAAGCAATACGTGGAGCAGCTAGTCAGAAGGCTAAGAGATATAAAATTAAGAAGCCTGGCAAGTTTAAAGCACCTAAGGCAAAAGCATTCAAGTCACGAATTAAATCTGGTGGTCCAACAATTAAAAAGGCTTCCAAGGCTTATAAAGCATTTAGTTATTCAGTAGGTTAAATATTATGAGACCCAAGGGCAATTGGGGGCTACCCCAGGTAGCAAGAATCCAGATAGCTTCTATGAAAACTCTGGAATTATTCGATCCTCGATACACAAAAACATTCTGGGACATGCGTAGTCTCGGTGTATTAACTCCCGAACAGTTAAATTTATTACTAGGCCTGAAAGAAGAGTTCCAAATAAACTCAATATGGCCTGAATGGGAGACCCACCCAGATTGGGACTACACAATAAATAAGTATAACTTCCGCGATCAGTTTCCTCTAGGTAGAAAGAAGAACGTTGCTGTATTTGGTTGTAGTGCAACAATGGGTGTTGGTGTAGAGAACTCCTATTCTCAGATATTACAAAACAGATTGGGAGATGATTGGGGTGTGTTTAATTTAGGGACACCATCAAATCATATTATTCATATGTACAAGAAGTTTATTGCTACTCTACATGTAACTAATCTAGACACGGTTATATTTACATTCCCTCACCTACAACTACTATGTTTCCGAGATAACATGTTTCGTTCACTATCAGCACTATCAGGTATCAAACCTAACTCAATAGAGTGGATAACATTGTTGGAAAACTTAGCCACCGACGACTACAAGGAATTAAGAGAGGACGTTAGACAAGGTAAGGAACCTATAAATCTTAAACAAGCTCTAATGTTTTATATTGATGCTATTGTTAAAATATGTAATGAAAGGAATATTAATCTTATAATGGGTGGGTGGGACTCAGACGTATATTTTCATGTATCACAAGCATACCCAGAGTTCACACTTAAAAGATGGGAATGGAGTGATTACGCCTATGATGATGGAAATACCGGGCATCACCCAGGCGTAAACACTCACTTAGAGTGGGCTGAAGAATGCCTTAAAAGGATAAACCCTACCTTATAACATATAAATAACATTATGAACCACGGAATTATATTAGGTGGTGTGGTTGATTATTATTATGATTCAATCAAACGAGCACCCGGCGCACATAAGATAGCAACACATCTACGGAGAGAAGGGTGGGACGTTGAAGTTCTCGACTTTGTTCAATCATGGACAGTAGAAGAGCTTAAAGAATTTACTAGACAAAGAGTATCTAAGGATACAAAGTTCCTAGGACTTAGTGCTACATTCTCAATACGATTTAAAACATTATATGAATTTACCTATTGGTTTAAAGAAGAATATCCAGACATTCTAATCATAGGTGGCTCTCAAGCATTCCATAATTGTGAAGGTTTTCCATTAGACTACATGGTACATGGTTATGGAGAGTTAGCTATGAGTGCTATTCTTAGTGGTAATGTTAAATATACAGAACATAAATGGCTAAACGGAAACTCTTTTAGGCGCGTAGACGCTACCCATGACTACATGGCTGCTAGGATGAAGAACTTGTCCACGCATTACGAAGATAGAGATCATATACAGCCACAGGAGGTCCTTACAGTAGAGTTTGGGCGTGGTTGTATATTTAACTGCCACTTTTGTACCCTCACATATAGGAACATTAAGGAAGATCACAGCAGGTCTGAGGACAATTTATATACAGAGATGTTAGAGAACTATGAGAAATGGGGCACAACTAATTACTCTATATCAGATGAGACGGTTAACGATTACACAGAAAAATTAGAAAGGTTTGCAGGAGCTATAAAGAGACTCCCGTTCAAACCTAATTGTGCAGGTTATATTCGTGGCGACTTGTTAGTATGTAAACCTAAAGACTGGCAAATGATACATGACATAGGGTTAAACTCTCAGTTTTACGGTATAGAATCATTTCACACACCTTCCGCAAAAGCTGTAGGTAAGGGTATGCACTCTGGTAGACTACAAGATGGTTTACTAGCATATAAAGAGTGGGCTAGAGAAAGAGGCCACTTCCAGGCGCATTTAAGTCTGATAGCAGGCCTGCCACATGAGACTTTAGATTCATTAAGAGAAACAAAAAGATGGATAGTTAATAATTGGGACGGACAAACATCTCAGATTATGCCTTTATGGATTCCAGATAAGACAAGACAGTATGAGGAACAGAGCAGATTTGCAATGGACCCTCAGAAGTATGGCTATCACAAAACTACAATGGCAGAGTGTAATAATAACAACTCACCTTGGGAAGACGGGCCAAGAGGACAGTTTAGAAAATTGTATGAGGGGTTAGTTAAACGTGAATCAAACAATGATGAGATAGTATACAATACAGAAGACAGCACATTCCAAGAAGAAATGTCTTTTATGAACTGGAAGACAGATACATTAGATTTATATAAAGTGTTATCATACTTAGAACATGAGTGGTATGATAACGATTTTACAGGTGGGAATCAACCCCCATTACCATTTTCATATCACAACTGGTTAATAGACCCTAAGCATAAATGGGAAGATATGTCTAAACGAATGGTTGAACTACCACCACCCGTAGAGTATGCTAAAAAATTCATTGAAGATTATAAAATTAAAAAATTAAGATCAACTGTATAGATTGTATAAATACAAGAGTAAACAAGAGAAGAGTATATGGCAGGCGTAGATCACAAGAGACTGGACACATTGATAAGACAAGGCATGATGCCAGCTAGTCAATTACCGGTTTTACATAGAGCGTTAGCCAATCTTAAAATGGGTAAGAATTTACAACCTATGGAAAGAGAAGCAATTTCAAAGCTTATGGATAAGATGATGGGGTTCCAATTCGGAGACGATATAACTTATAACAGAGCTAAACTACATACTCAAAGAAATAGATATCAAACCGAGGAGAAAGGAATGGCAGATAATAATATAGAAATCGTTGTTCACGACGGATCGGAAGACCAAGATGACGTTAAAAAAGAGAAGAAAATGAAAAAACAATCGAAGTCCTCCCTCGTTACGAAAGGCGAACCAAAAGAACCCGGCAAGGAAAGAACCGATGAAGCAGTAGCTCATCGTCCAGCCGATAAAACAGAAGGCGATACGGAATCACCTGTACAAGGAGGCTCTAAAAAGAACCCCGAAATAACAGATGGACCTAAGCAAATGACTAAACCAGATATTAAGGAAGGCTTAATTTCAGATCTAGATTCAGACGGTATGCGAAAGCGTGCTACTAGATTAGCTTCTCGTATGGGAAGAAGGTCTAAAGAAATGAAGCTTAAAGATATGCCTAAAGAACTCAGAAAAGAGAAAGAGAAAGCAGGCGTAGCAGAAGACTTTATCAAGTTTAATAATCTTTACAAAGAAAATCTACAAAGAGCATTAGCTAATAATAAAGTAGACAATGTAAGAGATATTCCAGAGTCTATTAAGGGATCACTATTTAAGCATGTTGAAGAGGCTACTTACTCAGACAAACAAATTAAAATGGCCAAGGGCATAGCATTTGACCCTAGACATAAAGGTGGAGATTACTCAGGCGCTGCTAAAAAGGCAGAGAAAATTAAGAAAGGATTGTCAGATCACCCAGATGTTTCAAACGCACTTAGACGAGCGAATGAAGAACTAGAGT